CAGAAATTGCTGAAATTTGGGATGCGTTCATGTCGTTTACAAAAAAGTTTGACGAGCAACAAAAGAAACAGTTGCGCGAAGACTGGTCTGAATATAGTGACGGCGCAGAGGTGCCCAAAAAGTCAACAGTAACCTTGGAAGAGGCAGAGTTTTTGCACACCCAGGCTGCAGCTATTTATTTGGGAGCAACAATTGTCGACTCTGAATGAGCAAGGACCCCTTCCTGAGTATCTATCCGCGTCGTCAATTTCAACATTTCAGCAATGCCCATTGAAATTTAAGTTTTCACGTATTGACAAAATATCAGAACCTCCTACAATGCAAACCCTTATGGGTAACTTTGTCCATGAAGTTCTTGAAACGATGTACAAAGAGTTTCCTCTTGAAGAACGCAAGTTGACCCTTGCAAAAGAAATATGTCGTGAGCTTTGGGTTTCCGGAGAATGGGAAGAAAAAGTAAAACCATACCTCGGCACGCTAAGCCTAAATGAATTCCGATGGATGTCCTGGTGGTGTGTAGAAAACCTTTTTCAGCTTGAAGACCCAACAACAATCACTCCGTCTGGCGTAGAGCACGAACTCAATACAGACCTTGAAGGGGTTCGTATTAAGGGCTTTATTGACAGATGGAATGAAGAAGACGGCATTGCAAAAATTACAGATTACAAAACTGGGAAAACGCCAAATCCACGGTTTTCTGCTGGTAAATTTTTTCAGCTGACACTTTATGCTGCTGCATTAGCTCGTGATTACAACTTTGACGGATACGAGCTCGAACTCCTGTATCTAAAAGATGGAGTTCGTTTAACCAACACCCCAAAGCCATCAGAAATCCAAGCAGCGGTAGATACCGTTGTACAAGTACGTGAGGAAATAGAAAAATCATATGGAAACAATGAATGGGAAACTATCCCAACAAAATTATGCGACTGGTGTATTTTCAAAAAGTCAATCTGCACATATTGGAATTAGCATGAACGACGACACATTTGCACGCATTGTTGCTGAAGATGTTAAAAACAAATCAACCCTCAGCCAGCAAGAATACCTATCAATGGCTCAAAATCGCGACAGATGGAAACGAGCACTAACGGCGTTAATTAATAATCTTAATGACCAGATTGAGGACATTAATGATGACGAGTCAGCAGATATTGAGCGCTACGAAAAACTCGGCAAGTCTGGTGTTGCTCTTGCGTCTTCCGCTACTGCTACATACGAAGAACGCCGTCACAAAATTGAGCGATTCCGTTTTCATGTTGAAAACAAGCTTGACCAAGTCTGCGCTATGTCGGATGCAGAAGAGTTTTTGTCTCGCGCCGACTTGTTTGAAAAAGCAATCCGTCAGCATCGTCTCCTAATGGAAGAATGCGATATGGAAGTAACTCCTGCTGATGAAGCTCTTTGGGCTACCCTTGACGGAAAATGGGAATTTGACGACGTTAAAATGTAGCTATGCGTCATAGGTCAAACAAGAAAGAAGCCGAGTATCGCCTTCGTCGACCTCTTGTTGAAAAACTTCTAGAAGAAAAGCCGTACTGTGAAGCATGTCCTGTTTTTGCAGAGCATGATGAAAAAGCTACCTATGTAAGACAACGCTCGCAAGACATACATGAAATTGTACGCCGCTCTCAGGGTGGTTCAATACTTGACGAAAACAATTTATTAGCTGTGTGCCGTAAGTGCCATACAAGAATTGGTAATTATCCACAGCTTTCTTTTGAGCTTGGGCTTGCCAAACATTCCTGGGAAGAATAAGTCTTTACTTCGTAGCTATTTAATTAAATGTTACGATTTTGTAGCGCGCTAAACCTTTCGAAAAGAGAGAGGCAGGTGGTCATATCTAGCGGTTGTCCGTGGCACAGAGGTTGCAAATTATTGCCGAGCCCTCGACACCCGCCTGCCAATAGGCGGGTGTTTGCTATTTGGGCTAATGTTGCCTCATGAGTTTTTTAATAGGCCTAGATTTGAGCCTAACGTCAACAGGGGTCTCGATTAACGGTGAAACATCTGTAATCTCCACGAAAGCCCGTGGGGCAGAAAGGCTCCATATTGTCTCTTCTGCCATTTTGGATTTATGCTTTTCCAAAAATGTAGTTTGCGCCATCATTGAAGGCTATTCGTTTGCTTCCAGAAATAGTCAAGCGCACAGCATTGGCGAAATGGGTGGAGCAGTAAGAATGAAGTTGTGGGAGAAAGGAATCCCATACGTGGAGGTGCCCCCGACATGCAGAGCAAAATTTGCTACAGGAAAAGGTAACGCCGGAAAGAGTGAAGTAGTTTCTTCAATATCTGCAAAAACAGGGATTATTTTTTCTGGCGCTGGAGGAGACGACGAATGCGACGCATGGCTTCTGGAGCAAATGGGTTTAAAGTATTTAAATAAATCCCAATATGAATGGTCTGAAACAAGCATTTCCTCCCTGTCTAAGGTAGATTGGTCTCCGTTAGACCAAGTAAGGGAGAGCCTCTAATGCCTCGTAATTCACCGATAAGTCAAGTAGATGTTGAAAACGGTTTGCTTGACCTGATTGAAGAGCTTGAAAAAGAAACAGAAGCCTTTGAGCGCCTTGCCGAAGATGCTGCAAAGAAAGAAGCTCTTTACAAAACCAATTGGGCAAAAGAGTACCTATCAGCCAAAGGTTCAATCAAAGAACGCGAAGCATGGGCTGACTACAAGTTGAGCGATGAAGTGTTTGACCACAAAATAGCCGAAGGCCTAATGAAGGCAAAAAGGGAAAAACTTCTATCTGTGCGCACAAGCATTGATGCCCTTCGCACCCTCAATGCAAACGTGCGCGCGCAGGTGCAATAATGAAAGCAAGCATAGAGCTGGAAACCGTCAATCTTGGTTTACTATCGCCTGCACCATGGCGCGCAACCCATGTACTGAAGCCAGATTTAAAAATACTGACGGAGTCAATACGCGAATACGGCGTTCTTAGTCCTTTAGTTGTTCGAAAAGAATCAATGACAATTATTGACGGATTTCACAGGTACGTTTCGTTACAAAACGACAAAGCTTTACTTAAGTCTTCTGGCGGAAAAGTTCTGGCTCAAGTTGTTGACTGCAGTGAAATTGACGCGATGGTGATGCATATACGGTTAAATCGAGGACGAGGCAACGTAGTTTCACACCACATGTCAAGACTACTTAAAAAAATTAACCAGTCTGGCGCATATGATGTTCGTGAACTTCAGTCCATGCTTGGGATGAACGTTATGGAAATTGACATGATGCTGGACGGGTCCCTAATCAAGATGCGCAAGATTTCTGAACATACTTACTCTAAAGCTTGGGTGCCGGTAGAGGCACCTTCCGGCAAGATAGAAAATATCGTTTTGGAGCGTCCACCAAATCCTGACAGGTAAAAAGGTGTAAACTGGTGGCATTAACTACACAGCGAGGTAGCTATGCCAAACTCCAACAATATCCCAGACAGTGAATTACCCGCCCCTACGCGTGCGGATGTCAAACCAGGAGGCAAGCTTCCTTCATGGTGGAAAAGAGCAACCTCTTACGCCGTACGTCGACTAGCGGACACTACCGGAGGTGGTAGGTCTAGAACGCAACGTGGTGAAGGAGCGTCTCTATTAAGAGAACGACGCAACCTTCGCCTAGGCCGCGCAACCTGATTGGCATAAGCTAATGCTTGTATCTAAATCTGACCTTGTCACGTATATGGACATCTCTTTGTCATTGCGTCAGCAGGATGCCGCTGAACTAGTTCTTGAGGGTCTTCAATCAGAACTAGAAGCCTTTTTGAGGAGACCAGTTGAAGTTGATGAGTTTGTTGAACAACATGTAATCCCTAGCTATTTTCAAGGTGTTCCAGCCACTTCTTTCTTTTACGACTCAAGCCTTGATACGACCGGAAATGTTTTGAATTACATTCAGCCTTCAGTAGTGATTAGTCTAAGAAACACGCCCGTGGTAAATGTAAGCAAGGTAAGAATTAAAAGCCTTGGTGAAACTGGTACAAATCTTGGAGAAGCCCTACAGAGGGAAGCGTCAGTAACTGCCGCAGCAAGAACCGGTACGTCGGTGACCTACACGGCTGCAGCACATAAGTTCACGATAGGACAGCGTGTATCTGTCAAAGACATGGCTCCAAGCGGTTACAACGTGTCTGGAAAAGAAATAACAGCTGTCACATCAACCACCTTTACGGTTGGCGACATGAGTTCTTCACTTGGGGTTACAACTGACGCAACAGGAACAGCTACTGCTGTTGGCAACGACTACGTAGTCCACAGATACGGACTTGAGATGTACCGTGGTTTTCCAAACGATATAGTGGAAGTTACTTATACCGGTGGGTTAGACGGTGACGCGATAAGCATGTTTAAGCTTTTTATATTGCGTGCTGCTACTCGTGAAATGCAAAACATGCATGATGACGTTGTTGGTATCAAGGACCTTAATCCACGAAATGTGGCTCCGCTTGAAACCGGTTTTACAGAACGTGAACTGCTTGCCTTGCGTAGGTGGAGAAGAAGAAGAATCTAATGAGCAAGCCTCGCATATCCATAAATATAAAAGGGATAGCGGAAGTAGAAGCAAAGCTAATTGCTATGCAGCTACGCTCAACAAACTTTGCTCCGGTATTTGCTAAAGCAAAACTTGAGCTTTCCGCTGCGTCTGCTTCTAACTTTTCTCTTGGTGGTCTTCCGTCTGGTGGGTGGTCACCATTAAGTCCACAGTATGCAGCATGGAAACTAAGTAGATTCCCAGGCGCTCCACCTCTGGTTAGAAGCGGCAGGCTTGCAGCCAGCCTTTCGGGAGCAACGGGCGATTCTATATTCAGCGTTACGCCAACTAAAATGCAAATCGGAACCCGTCTGGAATATGCTAAATTCCACCAGTACGGAACAAGCAAAATGCCGAAGCGTAAAATTGTTTTTGAACCAGCAGGATTTTCTAAATCAGTTGGGTCATCTTCGGCGGCTTGGATAGCTAGAGGCGAGATGCTTTAATGACCAGAGAACTAATGCATGGTGCACACTCAGCAAAGTCCTATGTGTCCCAATACCTATCGCAAGACATCCCAACAAGGCTTATAAAATACAGAAACGGATGGGGTCTAGACGATATTGCACTTCCTGCCCCTACTGATTACCTCGTGTACGAACCACTCGCATTAGACCAGTGGCCAATTGTCATAACAGTAGCTATTAACACAAAATCGTTTAATAGACTTGAATATGACGGGAGCACGCTAGACCCTCTCTACAGGGTTACGTACGGAATGCGCACCTACGTATGGGTTAGGACCGAAGGTTCGGAAGAAACAACCCTAATGAGAGACAGGCTAACTACCGTTGTCCGCTCTGCGTTGCTTGATTATCCGTGTTTAGCCAGGCTGGATACCGACAGGCACGCCCGTATAGAGGAAACAACCTTGTCTGAAGAGTTTTCTGAACTAACCCTACTCAAGGGCGACAGGGTCCTTGCTGGTGCATACATAGGTTATGACCTATTATTAGATGAAGTCATTACAAGAGAAGACCTTGGTCCGGCTGTATCTCAATACGATATTGAGGTTCTCGGAACAGGAAACCCACAGCAACAATTCCCCTTAGGATAAAATGGACATCAACAACCCCGAATACTGTAAGGCTCTTACTGGAGAGCACAAAGAACTCCCACAGGAGTTTTCTGATGCTGTGCAAGTAAAAAATTCAAGAGCAGAGC